TTGGCTCGCTGCATTGATTCAACAAACTTATCAGCGCCAACGCGCTGGTTATTGAACATCTTTTGCAGAGTGTTGTCAGATTTTGTAGCTTTTTCTTTACCTGTAGGAATAATTCCTTCAGCGCCAGCCCTATTTGCCTGTTGCAAAAACTTGCTCATTGCAGATTGAGCATTTGCAGCCGACTGAGTTGATAAATGCGTTTTTTCTAATGTTTTAGCAAGTTTTTGAGCTTCTTCATTACCTTTAAGAAGTTCTGATCCGTATTTATTAAATAGAATTGTTGCTTCAGAAGTTCCAGAACGAACTTCAGCAAAAAAGTCTTTTGCAATGTTTTTATCTAGGCCAAGGTCTTTGCCTTCAAAATCTCCAACCATTCTCTTAATGAACCCAGGAGACATTACTGACTTTAATTCTTCTCCTAATGCTTTTGATGCTTCGTCAGCAGCAATAGACGCGGCATTTTGACGATATTCAATTAGGCTAATAATGCTTTTTCTAACAACTGCATCAGCAGCATTGAATTGCTCAATCATTCCTTTCATATCAAATGTTTGCGCTGTTTTGCCAACATTTGATAATTCTTCATCAAGTGACTTTTGAGATTCTTCTAAACTTTTTGATGCGCCAATCATATCTGCAATCATTGGCAAAAATGCACCGCCAAGAGCAGCAACAATACCAAGCATTGCACCAGTAGGTCCAAACGCTCCTAAGAATTGTGGAGCTTGTTGGCTAAAGGCTCGCATTGCAGACACGCCGCCTTGTACCTGAACCACAAAGTCGGTAATTTGATAGCTTGTATTCTGAATGGTTTGATTCATATTTCGGAAGCCAGCTTGCGATTGCTGGACGTTCCTAGACATATTTGACATGCCTTCTTGTGCACGACGAGAACTGCGGCCAAGATTGTCATATGTCGATGACGTATCATTCATCGACTTCTGCAAAGCACGAAGTTCTTTTTCCAGCTTGGCGATAGAGTCTTGCGCCCTCTTTGAGTCAGTCTCTATTTGAGACGTCCTCATTTGCAAATCTACGATAATTGATCCAGCAGCCATAATCAGTCCTTCCGATTCTTACAATTGTCGAAATGCCAACGTTTCATTGGACTAATAGCGCCAATAGTTTTGCAATATGGACAAGTCGTTAATTTTACAGGCTTGCCTTTTCTTCCTAAAGAAATTTTATTTTTTATATATTCGGATCTTTTTTTTCCAAACAATGGATGGTCTTCACCTTTTTTACCAAATAATGGATGATCACAATTTTTCATTGATTCTGATATTTTTAAACGAGCTTCATCAGAATGTTTTTTACCAAACATTGGATGGCTTTCACCAGTTCTTCCTAAACAGTGATGTGTTTTTCCATTGTGAGCATTAGATATTTTTTGTCTTGTTTCTTCTGAGTGTTTACGGCCAGAGGTTCCTTCTCCGCCATCGGTCATATTTGTTAATTCTATGCCAAGCCTGCGGAGCTGATTGATCTTTTCAATTTCGACAAGAAGCGCCATGTCTTCATCAAGATTTTCTGCAACCATATTGATAATAAACCCATGTTTATTAGCAACTCTATCCCAATACTGATTACGCCCAGCCTTCCTGTATGCTCGGGGCCCTATGCCTTTTCCAACATAAAACGGCTTCATCGTATCAAGCCGAATGTGCTCGTATACATAGAAGCCGTTTTGCATTGTCATTTCCTTATCGGAGGTTTATCCATTCCAAGAGCTTTGAATGTTGCTAAATCCTCATCAGAATATCCTGATTCATTAGGTAGATCATACCTTGGTTGCAGCCAATCAAGCAATGATTTTATATCTGCACCATTCATAGACGTAGCAACCAAGGCCGCTGGGCGATGATATCTATGAAAATCGTCAAACGGGTGCTTTCTATAAAAATCTGTCCACCGAATGAACTCCGCATTAGATATAACGGATTTCCATTCGGAGACAGACCTTCCACCAAGTGCTAATGCTAGAAGATGCCAGAAGTGTTCTTCATCACCTCTGGCATCCAACCCTACTTTTTTGAATCGCCACCTAAACCATTCACCTCACGGACTGCCTCAAGAATCGGGCCAATCACGCCAGGTTTCAGTTTCTGTGCTTGCTCAACGGTAACGGCAACTTTGCCATCAGCTTCGCAGAGACTGAGCGCTAACAGCTTTGGATTCGCCATGAGTTGCACTTCTTCATCAGATGAATTTAGTGCGTTTACATAGCGAGCAATATCTGCTGAAGTCAGTTCTTTGAAGAACAGCTTGTACTTTGTACCATCGGCAAGTTCGACTTCACGTTCTACAACTTCAGTCGAAACAAACAAGGATTTGTCTAGCATCATTACCTCTTAGTTAAGCCTTGAACGACCAGGCGGTTGAACCACTACGTTGCAGAGTCAGCGTACCACGGACAACTTCGTTAGTAGCGATGTCGATGTTGATGTCAGCGACAAAAGCGTCAAACGAAGCAGATGTACGAGTTGTAGCCATAACCAGTTGACCAGACACGACTGTCGGCGCAGCAGTGCCATCGCTCAGGCCAATCATCCAGTCTGTAACATCGCCAGTGTCATGCAAAGCAAGCAAAAGCTGATGGTCAAGTGCTGACGGATTAAATACAAACGGAACAGAGATTTGACCAGGATTGCCAAGACCGCTGACATACGATTTATCGTCTGTTGCGTTTAGACAAGTGGTTTCAATCTGATCGCGTGTGCCACCAAGACCAGTTACGCCAGTTGGACATGTCATAGTTTTGACAACGCCACCGCTAATGAAATACAGATTAGTACCTTGGGTTTTAATGCTCATGATTTACTCCTTTAATCTCAGCGCCGAGATAGTTTAACGGGAAGCAATAAAGTCAGCTTCAATCGACATTCTATACAACTTTGTGTCGTTTTCCCTAGTGTCGATGATAATTCGATTACTAATCAATTGACTATCTAATGCAGCGCGAACCGCATAAGCCAAAGTTTCAACACCAGTATCGGTTTCAGACCAGCAATCAATCTGGATTGTATCTCGGTCATGGCAAGGAGGCGCATTAAGCACATCCTCTGGTTGTCCAGTGACTACAAACCATGTGATATATGGCTTTACTACATCTTGTGGCGCAGAGCCATGACGATAAATGCGAGTCCCAACTGTGTTTACAACAGTTAAATTGCCGCGTAATACTTGATAAACATTTTGAAATGCCATTATTTCAATCCTTCATTTTTCTTAGCCATTCTACGCATTTCCCTGTCAATTCGTTTTACCAAATCTTCTGAAATAATCTGAATGGCTTGTTGTGCTGTCTTCTGGAAAGCAGGTCTAATAAATGGTCTAGGCGGCTGATGAACAGAACCATATTCAAAGATTTGAGCTGTCTTCAGCGTTGTAACAGGCTTTCCTTGCCGTCCAGCATAAATCTTGCGCTTCACACGAACAATGTATCGTTCGCCTTTGACGCTACCATTAATGCGCTTGCCACGAGATGCAATGATGTTTTTCATCAGCAAACCAGTGGTATCGTTCCAGCCCATATCATTAATTAATGCCTGTAACCTGCGTTTTTCTTCGTCACGAATAAATAAAGCGCCTTTCTTCAGTGCAAGCTTAACTGGCCCACCACGCTTTTCCACGAATTCTTGCGGCATTGATCCAAGAGTTTCATAAACTCCTTTCAATCCGCTTACATTCATGGTTAGTTTCATTTTTCTCGCCTAAACACATAGGTTGAGATAGCCTCTCGGCCTAAATCTGATTCCATGTTGTTCTTCTCAAGATTAATAAAACCTTGTTCTTTGAACCATTTAATCAAGCCAAAGTCAGACCAGTACCAGATATGTTCGCCTGGGCGATAGTGCTTGCTGCGAGTGATCGTATTTGGATTGTTAAAGATTGGCAGTGATACAAACACAAAATCAGTTACCTGAGCAATAAGTGCTTCAGGGTTTGGAATATGCTCCAAACTATCCCAGCAAGAAATAGCAGCAACATGGTCGGAATAAGGATCGCAAAAGCGATCATTCGCCATAAGCCAATTGATAGCGTCTGCGTTAATATCATATCCAAAGCCTTGAGCGCCCATAGCATTAACAAACTTGCCGCCGCCAATGCCAATGTCAACGATGTAGCCACGATAGTAGAAATCAACAAGTGCTTTCCTCGCTGCTGTCAGTTCTTCGCCTAATGGCGTGTTATCCATGACAAGATATTTATTCCAGTAATCATGCTCATACGAAATAGGCTCTCGTGGATGAAAGCCCATTTCTTTTTCAGGACACCAAATTAGGGAGTCTTCCCAGCCATTCGGCAAACTTTTCTGCATGATTGCTTATATCCTTTTTACAATTATGTGTGCCAGTTCTGCACCGACAAAATTCATCAGGCATAGCATAACCGACTTTTGATAAATCCATTCTACCAGCATCAAATAGATTTTCAGGCGCGTTATATGCGCCAAATCCACCAAGAATAATCCAAGACGGTACTTGATAAGCAATTGATGCTGGAGTCAGCCAACCAACACCGCCAACTACGACTGATGCGTGCTGGACTAATCCTAGCAATTGCTTGATATTTAGTTCGCCTCTATGCAAGCGAATCGTTGCCTCTGGGAGCGGTTCTACAGCCCATTCCTGCCCATCCTCTAGGTCTGCTACAGAAATCACCTTGTAGCCCTCAGAAAGTAGCTTCTCGGCACATTCTGCTAGGTATTCTGGCTTAGGATTGCGACTTGCAGCCATCCATTCGCTACGAACAGTTGCTGGACGTATGACAGCGTACTTTCCTTCAATTGGCGAATCAAAGTTTGGCAGATCAAACGAGCTTGGCTCAATTCTCAGCGAATTTTGCAATCCGCGCATAATTCCTCTATCGCCATAGCTTGCTTGCAATGCGTTTCCGTAATACTTTCCAGCCCAGACTGACGCATCAACTGAATCAGCGTTTTTCTTCTGTGTGCGAAGCCGCGTATTTGGCTTTATAAACTTGATGTTAGGCAAATCTTCGTATAACTCAGGCCAAGGCGTTTCAAGCAGCACTTCTTGCAGTTCGCACCATGACTTGATAAAGGCTCTGACGTACACGCCATCGCCCAATCCAAACATTGACTTTATTGCGATCATTGGCCGTCCGTTACTCCCGCACTGCATTTAAGTCTATACTCTTGACGCGCCGTTGTATCCGTTTCGATGGATAGAATGTTCAGTTCTTTTGTATCCCATACGATGCGCATCTTCTGTGTAAGCCCTGGAAACCAGCGCATGTTGATACGCGCTGTGACTTCGCCTTGTGTAGCGCCTGACGATACAAACTCTTTTCCAGCGCCAGTCAATACTTCGGCTGGAACATTGGCTAAGAAGTCTTCCCACGAACGAGTGACTGCACCAGTTGTCGTATCCTGTACTTCAACCAGTTCTTGCACTGTGACGCGATGGCGTAAGCGATAAGCTAGCATTTACACACCCATCTCAACGCGATATGGCATGAGCTTTGTTTCAGCAGCCATACGCAGCTTTGCAATGTCATCAGGAGATGCCTGGTAGTTCGACTGAAGAAGCAGAAGTATGCCAATGTAAATACTGTAAGACAATTCAGTCCATTCGTCCAAATTGGCTACATTGAGAAACTTTGCAGCTTCATCCTCTGCCGATTCAAGCAGATTTTGTAGCTTCATGTCATCAGAATCGTGAATAACATCTAAAAATGCTTTGGCGTCAGCCAATGAAATTACGCTCATACTCGTTCCTCCCAAAAACCAGAAAACACCACAGTTGCAGTCTGGTTTCCTGTATTCGTGATTACATAATAATATGTTCCAGGTCCTACGCCACGCTCTTTGTCATCACCTGAAACGCTTGCCTCTTTGTTGCCAGCGGTAACTCTGAATAAATCAATTGTTGTGCCACCAGTATGTGCGCCATCATAATCCATTGTAACTTGGCTAGTAATAACTGGCGCAGTTGTCATTGTGTTTTTACGCAATACAGGCATTGCGGTCCAAGGACCAGCAGCTGTACCGCCAGCACGAAGCTCTATTTCAATTGACGAGTCTTCTGTGTAAAACGATGTTTCAAACAGAATGATATTAACTGGAACGGTTGCTCGAATAGCTACTGTTCCACCAGAAGCAATACTCAGTTTCTGAAAAGTACGGTACTCATGTCCAGCAAAGAATCCAGTTTGACCTACATCAACGCGCAAACGAGCATATTCGCCATCGCCATCAGTCATTAACTTTGCTGGAGGATAGGCTTCAACACGCTCTGCGTGTGTGCCATCGCCGCGATCTACAAGCAGCTTAAATAGGTTCTGCCAAAACGGCCATTTGACATTCATATCAAATCCTCAAGTCTTGCTTTAGGAAAGCAAGTAATAGCCGTTTCTCGGCTGGCATTGATTATCTCAACATGCTTGAAATCATGCGCTAATTGCTTGAATTTGTCCAGCCATTGATGTGTCAACCCAGCGTTGCCCAAGTTATTAGGGTGATCGCCGTGCCAATGAGACTTGCCACCAGTATGGCTGCAATCAAAGCCGAGCAAGATAATACGCGCTGCACCAGCTTGCTCTGCCAATGAAATACAACCGGCTCCTGAGTTTCCATAAGTGCCAATTCCTTTAAGCTGAGTTACGTTGTAATCTCGATTTTGACTATTGCTGCTGTAGCGTTCGCCTTTGAATGTTGCGTTTAGCTCAGTGATGTAGGTTTTATACCAATCACGATCTATTGCAAATAGCGCGTCAGCCCAAGGAGCTGCGCGAAAGCTGGTATTGGCAACGATTACTGCTTTGGCTTGCGACCCCGCTTCTTCGCGCCATCGCTTGACTCGTCCAATGTCTTCGTCGCATAGGCTGGGGCCGCTGGCGATACAGATGATTGTTCCACCTTGCCAGCGTCCAGTAAAGGGCGATCTTGTAGCACCTTCGTCTGGTATGGCATAGCAAGACCTTCTTGAATGTAGAAGTTAGCCTTGCGGTCTGCAACTTCTACTACATCATGTTCTTTAAGACGACCAAGATTGTCATCAAATACTGGTTTGCGAGTGGTGATTACGATTTTCATGTTAGCTCCAATAAAAAACCCCTAGTCTTTTTAACTAGGGGTTTCATTTTACAACATTTACTTAGGCAGTGATTGCGCCGTAGTAAATTGCGCTTGGCTTCTCAACACCAAGGCCAAGTCGTTCTTCAGCGCGGATCGTCACCAGGTTGTCGGTGAAGTCAGCGTTGACGTAACCCATTTCAACGGTTGCACCTTGACGGTTGTAAAGAGCACAAGCCATGTCAAATGCGCCGATTGCGAACTTGCCAGCAGTCATGTTGTTCGACAGAATAATACGAACACCGAACGGGTTTACGCCAGCAGCAACACCAGGCATACCGTACAGGTACGAACCTTGGAGACCGCCAGCACTGTACTCACGAGTGCGCTCCATCGTACCCCAATCAGCAGGGTTTACGATGACTGCATCAGGAGCATAACCCTTAGCCCACAGAGCGTACTTAGCACGGTTGATTGCATCAACCAGCAGATCGCCAGAAGTTGCAGTGTAAGCCGTGTAGTTACCGCTGTCAGTGATGCCAGAAAGGTTAGGCGAAGTGCCATTGCCGTTCAGCAGTTGAGCGTCGATACGCTGTGCCAGACCATCACGCAGACGTGTATCAATGTAAGCAACAACGGCAGGCGCGTCAGCCAGCAGTTGATTCGATACTTTGATCCAATGAGCTACGGTGGTGATAGGCACGTTGTATTGCTCAAACGTGATGTCCGACTCAGGCTTTGCAGCACCTTGCGATACTTCAGCAGCATCGTTAGTCCAGCTAGCTTCGCGCAGCGAGTTAACCATGTTAGAAGCAACCGGAATTGCGCGGAACAGTTGACGAATCGTCAGCGGCTTGAAGTCACCAGAAATGATGCCAGCATTTTGCTGTGGGAATACGGTGGTCGTACCAGAAGTTACAGTGTTCTTAACTTCGATACGAGCGCGTTGCGTATTGCCAGCAACCAGTTGCTTGAAAGCATCCGATTTGATGAACTCAGCACCAGCGGTTTCGATAACCGAATCCTTAGCCGAAGTCTTGATACCTTCCATTTTCTGAGCCAGGTCAGTAACGGTCGATTCAAACTTTTCCGACAGAGCCTTCACAGCAGCCTTAGCTTCGTTAGAGGCTTCGCCAGCTACAGCCAGTTCAGATTCGTACTTTTGGATAGCAGCGTCGATAGACGATTTGTGCGAATCCAATGCAGCCTTGATTTCTAGTTCCATAATGTTTCCTTTATTTAGGGAGTGATTGGCTCATGGCAAGAATTGCCTGAGCGATTTCATTGGCAGACTTCTGTTCTTGTTCCAGCTCCCCTCGAACAATGGATTTAATGCGACTAACCAACATCACCGCATCTTCCTTAGCGTACCCTGACTCCCTCACGAAACGCTCAATATCACGAACTGTTTTCAACTCATCAATTGCCGATTTAATATCGCCAATCTGAGCTGCTAAATCTGCTGGAGATTCTACTACAGAAATCTCAACTAATTCAATCTCATGCAAATCAACACCGCCAGTTGAATTTGGAATACCTTTATTGATTCGATAACCAATAGACATTCCAGTTACTGCGCCATGCTTCAAAGAGGCATATACATCATCTGCTTTGCTATGTCCTGGAGTTAATTCACCTTCAACCCATAAACCGTGTTCTGTTTCACGAATCTCAGTCCATTTACCAATTACTTCTCCATAATGGTTCCAACGCATCTGCACTGGACGCTGACGATTCTCAAGCGTAGCTGCATAAGCGCCTGGAATAACTGTATCGCCGTATGAATCAACGCCGCCAAATTTAGAAGCATAGCCGCTAAAGAATCCGCGACGAGCATCATCAAATTTAACTTCGATATTACTAAGATCAATTAGTTTGTGTTGCATTTGGCACTCCTTGTACGGCATTTTGCGTACCAAGTTGGTCAATTGGAGCCATGTTTACTTGCGATAGAAGCATATCACCACCAGCAACCGTAGGCAAACCTTCGATTTTACGCACTTCGTTAGGCGTCATAATAGTTCCAGCGACAGCCGTTCGATATGCTTCAAGTCGAGATTTGAAATCTGATCGCAATAGACCTTCAAAATCAAACTCAAACTCATGTGTTTTAGATTCAGCTTCGCTAAATAGATTGCACGATACTGAATTTTCAATTCGTTCAAGATATGGACGTAGATTCAACTTGTAAAAGCCGCTGACAAGCTGTTCAACGCCAGATCCCCATGTCGTTGAGCCAGATGTGTCATTAACAAGTACAGACGGAACGCCAAACCAGCGGCAGATTTCTTCTAGCTGGAATTTACGGCTAGATAGCAGCTCAATATCTTGTGGAGACATAGATACTGGATCAAACTTCATGCCATTTTCCAAAACAAGCAGTCGTTCGCTAGTGCCAGTGGTCAATGTGCTGAAGTTTGCGCGTACTGCATCACGCTGTTCAGGCGTTAGCAGACGATCAATAGACAATACGCCAGAACGCTTACCGCCATTTGAATAGACTTTGGTAACTGTCTTTTCGGCCGCTTGTGCAATGCCAATCATATTGCGACCAAAAGCCAATGGCGATTTACCAATGATGCCATTGCCGTATAGCTTGATATGCCAGATTGATTCGCTTGAGTAAATCTCTACGCCACCATCGCTTAGATATTCATATACGACAGAGCCATCATCTAGCAATGCTGGAGTGACTTGGCTAGACATAATCGGCAGTAGCGATCTAATCTCTTTGCCAACGCGAATAATCTTGCAATACGCATTGCCATGCAGCGTCAGATTAAGCATTAATGTTTCAAAGAACTCAACTCGCGTCTGATAGCGATTTGGTTTACGCGCCATTAAGCGAGCAAACCAGAATTCATCATCACGTTCACGACCTGTTGCAGTTTTCTTATAAACAGCGACTGGCAAACTAGCGACTGTTTCAGACAATAGCTTGACGCAAGCCCAAACTGCGCTAGTCTGCATCGCAGAATCTTCAGTAACTGATACAGCAGCATCATCTGAATATGCGCCAGGGCCAGTAAGCTGGATACCTTCAGTTCGCTGTGTGCTGCCACCAAACCAGCTAAATAAATTCTGCCAAAATGCCATATTTACATCCCCAAAGGATTGGCTAAGAAATCGTTAAATGCCGCAGAATCATCATCTTGCTTGATTATAAGCCCTAATGCACAGATCAATGCAACAGCTCCATCAATCTTATTCTCAGG